AATATTCATCTGGTTGTAAGACATTACAAAACATGGTTGTCTATCCTCATGGATCTGCAGCTAGAAGACCAGGTACAACATTTGTAGCTGAAGTTAAAACATCATCATTATTTACAAGATTAATTCCTTTTGAATTTTCAACAACACAAACTTACATTTTAGAATTTGGAAATTTATATATTCGTTTTTATAAAGATAATGGTGCAATATTAGAATCAAGCAAAACAATAACAGGAATTACAAAAGCTAATCCTGGTGTTGTTACATCTTCATCTCATGGTTTTTCTAATGGAGATACAGTTGTTATTTCTGGCGTTGTAGGAATGACACAAGTAAATGGCAAAAGATTTAAAGTTGCAAACGTTGCAACAAATACATTTGAATTACAAGATATAGATGGCAATAATGTAAATACATCTTCTTACACAACTTATACATCAGGCGGAGTTGCAAATAGAGTTTATACATTAACAACAACTTATGAAACTGCAGATTTACCAAATTTAAAATTTGCTCAATCAGCTGACGTTATGTATATTTGTCATCCTGATTTTACACCAAGAAAATTATCAAGAACTGGTCATACATCTTGGACTATTACAGATGTTGATTTTTCTAATGGACCATTTTTAGATCATAATATTACAACAACAACAATAAATGCTTCAAGCACAACAGTAGGTGCGTCAGCAACATTAACATTATCTTCAACAACTGGAGTTAATAATAATCAAGGTTGGCTTACAACAGATATTGGAAGATTAGTACATATAAAAGATGGTCATTATAAAATTACAGCAAGAACATCTACTACAGTTGTAACTGCAACTTGTGTTGTATCTCCATCTAGTTCTTCATCAACAACAGACTGGGCTTTAGGAGCATGGTCAGATACAACAGGTTATCCTTCTTGTGTATCTTTTTATGAACAAAGATTAGTATTTGCTGGAAGTGAACATCAACCACAAACTCTTTGGTTTTCTAAATCTGGTGATTATGAAAATATGAGTGATAATTATCATGGTACAGTTGCTGATGATGATGCAATTATTTATACCATTGCTTCTAACCAAGTTAATGCAATTAGATTTTTATCTGCAACAAGATCATTAATTGTTGGTACAGTCGGTGGAGAATTTTCAGTTTCAGGAGGTGGTACAGATGATCCTGTAACTCCAACTAATATTCTTATTAAAAAACAATCTAACCATGGTTGTGCAAATTTAGATGCAATACCAGTTGGTAACGTAACTTTATTTTTACAAAGAGCTAAAAGAAAAATTAGAGAACTTGCTTATAACTTTGATGTTGATGGTTATGTTGCACCTGACATGACTATTCTTGCTGAACATATTTCAGAATCTGGAATTAAATCTATGTCTTATCAACAAGAACCTAATCAAGTTATTTGGTGTGTTAGAGAAGATGGAAAATTAATTGGTTTAACTTATCAAAGAGAACAACAAGTTGTTGCTTGGCATCAACATATCTTTGGTGGTGCGTTTGGAACAGGAATTGCAGTATGCGAATCTATTGCAACAATTCCAACTGATAACAAAGAATATCAAACATGGGTTATTGTTAAACGTACTATTAATGGTGTTACTAGACGTTATGTTGAATATATAAATCAATTTGATTTTGATGAAGATGATAATACAGATTTTAATTTTTTAGATTCTCAACTTTCTTATTCTGGTGCAACGACTACTCTTAATACAACTATTAATACTTCTGCAACTTCTATTGTATTAACTTCAGCATCTTCATTTACAACTACAGGAACTATTAAAATAGATAATGAATTAATTACTTACACAGGAATATCTACAAATACACTAACAGGTTGTACAAGAGCAACTAATAGCACTGTAGCAGCATCACACACAGCTGGTGTAACTGTGTATCAAGTTGTTAATTCAGTAACAGGGTTAGATCATCTTGAGGGACAATCTGTATCTGTTCTAGCAAATGGTGCAACTCATCCAGATAAAACTGTATCATCAGGATCTATAACTTTAGCAAGATTTGTTAATAAAGCTAAAGTTGGATTATCTTATACATCATTATTACAAACAATGAGATTAGATGCTGGTTCTCAAAATGGAACATCTCAATCTAAAACAAAAAGAATATTTAATATTGCTATTAGATTATATGAATCTATTGGTGTAGAAGTTGGTCCAGATTTAAGTAACATGGAAGCTATACCATTTAGATCTTCTGCTAATCCTATGGATCAAGCTATACCAGTATTTACAGGTGACAAAGAAGTAGAGTTTAGAGGTAACTATGAAACTGATGGTTTCATTTATGTACGTCAAACTCAACCTTTACCTTTAACAATTTTATCGTTATACCCAGAATTGATTACAAATGACTAATAGATTAATTATAATTCCTTACACACAAAATCATGGTAAAATAATCATGCAATCTCAAATGAACCACATGCTTACTCAAAGAGATGCTGAGTATATTAAAAATGATAATAACATTGAGTGTATGAATCTAGAGCAAGATGGTATGGCATTTACAGGATTGATTAATGATAAAATAGTTGCTGCAGCTGGTATGAAAAGAATATGGGGTAGTGTAGCTGAAGGTTGGTTTCTTGCTAAAAATGATGTATGGAACTATCCAATAACAATTGCAAAAGCAGTTAAACAAAATTTAGATTACTTAGCTAAAACAAATAATATTAAAAGATTACAAACTGCAGTAAGAACTGATTTTGGAATTGGAATTAGATTTGCTAAGTGGTTGGGATTTACTAATGAAGGCTTAATGAAGCACTATGGTTTTGATGGTGCTGATCATTATAGATTTTCGAGGATTTACTAATGGGACTAGAAACAGCAGCTTTAATAGCAGTCGGTGGTTTAGGTGTAGCACAATATCAACAACAAGGTGCTACTGGTAAATATAATCAATCAATTCAAAATCGTAATGCTGAAATAGCAAGACAAGAAGCTGCTCAAATAGATAAACAATTAGAAACAGATCTTGGAAGATTTGAAAATCAATATGTACAATTACAAGGAAAGACTCAAGTATCAATAGCTAAATCTGGAGTATCAGATGAAGGAACAGCAAGAAGAATTGCTAGAGCAAATGCAGAGCAAGCTGAACTAGATAGAGAAACAATGAAATATAATGCTGCAGTAAATAAAATTTCTAAATTAGAAACAGCAAACTATTATCAAATACAGGGACAAGTTGCTAGAAATACTGCACGAGCAGCTCAATTACAAACAATCACTTCAACTGGAACAAGTTTATTAGGTATGTCTGGTTATGGTAAAATTTCTCCATCATCATCAACATCATCTATATATAGTGGTCCATCAGCTTATTCAGGTTACTAATGCCAAAAATTCCTTCATACACAGCACAACTAAGACCAACAACAGATATTAATATTCCAAAGTCTGGTGTGCAAATGCCAATTACAGCTCCATTTACTGGACTGCAAAATACTATTGCTGATTATTATATTAAAGAAAAAACAGCAGAAGCAAATACAAACGCATTAAAAACAATTAGTGATTTATATAATGATCAAGAAGATGGAACTCAAGGATTGTTTACTATTAAAAGTGAACTGTCTGCAAATCCAAATCCATCTCAAGTTACTCAAGAGTATGATAATAAAATAAATGGTTTATGGAGTAGCGTTCAGCAAAGTTCAAAGTTTTCTGATATGGATAACTTTACTAAAGCTGCTGTTAAAGAAAAATTTTTTGCAACTGCTGGAATATTAAAAACAGATGTTCTTAAAGGATCAAGAGATTCTTTATTTAAAGAAGAAACAAAAGTTGCTGATGGTTATTATCAAAATGAAACAATTATGCTTAAAGAATTAGGTACAAAATATTTACCAATTTATGAACAAAACGTAACGTCAGCAATTAGTAAATTAAATATTGATGAGGGACAAAAAAAAGCATTACTAGATGAAAGATTAAATTTTGGAAGATTAGAACTTGCTCAATCAATGCTTAATAGAAAAGATTCTGAAAACCTAACAGAAATGTTAAAGAATGGAACTATTAAATTAGATCCTAAAAGTTTTAATCAAGTTTACGATCAAGCTCAAAAACAAACAACAAGCAATGTTTATTCCGAATTAACTATAGGAATATCTCAAACACCTGGAATTAATAATGTTCAGCTTGGAACTGAATATAATAAAGTTTTAAATTTTTCAAAAGGTATATTTGAAAATGACAGACAAAAAGAACTTTATAATAAATTATCTCCAGCTGAAAAAGGAGATTTAATTAAATTTGCTAATGAAAAATATAACATGGTAACTACACAACTTAAAATTCAAAATGATGATATGAACAGAGCAACTTCAGATGCTGTTCAAAAATCAATGAACAATGTAGTTAAATCATCAAAAATAAATCAATACAATCCAAGTATTATTGAAGGTGCATTTGGTTCTGATCCAAAACTAAAATCAGATTTATTTAAATTAAATGAAGTGGTTGGTTCTAATCAAGATATTAAATCAACTCCTTATCAATATAAATTTGATATTCTAAAAAAAATATCTAATGGAGATATTATTAATATAAATACACCAGTTAAAACTGGATTAGATGCACAAGGAACAACATTAATTGAAAAAGTTGTTAATAAAGAAATTAGTAAAAAAGATTTAGAAATGTTTAATTCTATTATGCCAGTTAATGGAGTTGATCAAAAAACAAAAGATAATATGAAACAATTTTTTAATTTTATTCAAGCTAATGAAACTTTAATTGGTGGAGTTTCTACATTTAGAAACTTTGATCCAACTTATGATTCAAGAATGAACGCATTCTTAGATGATATGTACACTCGTTATACTGATGGATTAAAAAAAGGTTTACAACCAAAAGATATGTTATCAAGAAATAGTGAAAATTTTATCGCTAAAGATGGTGCTAAATATACATTAAACAGAGATGATCTTAATCTTCAAATTGAACAAAATATAAAGAATCAAACACAAACTCAATATAAAGTTGGTGATGTTGTAACAAATTCCAAA